CCCGCCCCCGCCGCCACAGGCGGAACCCGACGAGGCCGTCAGATACTGGGTGGTCCAGGCGCGGGACGAGGTGTTGTCGGTGAGGGTGTAGGTGACGGCGCCGGTGGAGACCGTGACCCGCCACGCGACGCGGACGCGGTAGGACTGCGCGTTCAGCGTCCCCAACAGCGTGAAGTTCGCGTCCTCGGTGAAGCTGTCGGTGTTGCCCGACCCGACGCCCGCCGCGGCCAGCACGATCGCGCCGGTGGCCACGCTGCCCGTAGTGAAGGTGGGCGTGGTGGATGTGCCGGTCGCGCCATTGGTGGTGACTGGCGTCGTGGTCCCGCAGACGCCGGCGATGTAGACCGCCTTGGCGCCCGTGGTGCTCGCATAGCTGACGGTGATCGTTCCGCCGCTCGCGAAGTCCGCCGAGGCCGTGCAGTAAAACGCCTGGGACTTCGCCGAAGAGCCGTTCTGCTGGCCGGTGCTGGCTTGCCAGGCGCCTTCGGTGCAGCCCGGACCCCCCGACACTCCGCTGATCGAGGTGTTGGAGTTGTCGCCTGCGAAGATGAACAGCAGGTCGCCCGAGGTGACGGCGGCCGTGGTGGTGACCGCGATGCTAGAGGCGGCCCCGGCCGAGGCAGAGCCCGTGCCGACCTCGTAGGGCGTACCGGTGGCGGCCGCGGGGTCGCCGACGACCAGGGCGAGGACAAGGCTCGCTACGCCGAGGAGGCGGCGCATCACTTGTAGCCGATGTTCACCGACGCCTTGGTCGCGGTCGCGGCCGTGGTGTCGGTGCTGCCGAAGGCGCCGGTGACGCAAACGGACAGGCCCGTGGTGAACTTCCTCCCGACCGGGAAGGTCTTGATGAAGCCATCGCCGGTGGCCGCGCCGGGGAGGTTGCCCTCCCACATGAGGCCGGTGGCTGAACCGCACCCGTTGAAGCCGGTACCGGCATCGTAGAGCCGGATGAACATGGCCGCGGTGTGGATCGAGAAGGCGTCGATCGAATAGACCGTGCCCGCCCCGTTCTTGATGGTCTGGTGGTTGTCGCTGGCGGCGACCTCGAAGGTGTAGCCGTCGGCGCCCTGGCCGGTGGCCGCGGCTGGGACGGCGTTCACCGTGCCGGTGACGGTGACGGTCCCCTGGACGCCTACCGGGACCGCGTTGGAGTTGGAAGCCGCCGTGGCGCCGTCCGTGCCGGCGATGATGACCGGCGCGGTCCAATCCACCGCACCGCCAGCCTGCGTCTGGATCAGCGTCCGCGCCGCGCCGTGAAGGTCCACGCTGATCTGGTTGGTGGTGTCGCCCTCGACCAAAGACGGGGCTGCGGCGGTGGACTTAGTGGTCGTGCCCCCGCCACCACCCCCGCCGCCAGTCCCGGGCATGACGCAGGTGGAAGTGCTGCCGATCACGCAGGGGTTGCCGCTGCTGGAGTCGCGCCCCTGGATCGGCAGGCCCTTGTCCTCGGCGACGGCCCGGCCGGGGCCATAGACGCCGCCGGCCGGGGCCACGAAGATCGAAGTGGGCTGGGTGTCGCGCGGAATGGTGCTGGCGCCCTGCTTCGCGGTCGGGGCGGGCTGGGTTTGCGCCAAGGTCATGGCAGGCGCGCACGACAGGGCGAGCGCGAGCGCGAGCGCCCGCACGCTGGTCTTGGTCATCAGGATCTCCGGTTAGGGAAGGGTCGCCGCTCGGCCGGGCTCAGTAGCCGGGATTGCGGTCGAAGAACTCGAGGCAGACCATGCCGGCGCCGGCGCCGGACTCCCAGTAGCCGGACGCCTCACCGTCGCTGCCGTACCTGATCTGAAGCGCTCCCCCGCCACCAGGCGTGGCGCTGCGGGTCAGATACAGCGCCCCCAGGCCGGCGAATCCGAGCGACGCGAAGTCTGCCGCGTCGGACCCGGAGTTGCCGCCGATCCCCGCTGATCCGGCCGCGCCACTTCTGGTGACGTCCCCGATTGAGTTGGCGGCCTGCCCCCCAGGACCGGTCCCGCGGCCTCTATCAGCCAAACAGATGATGGTGTCGTCGTTGCGTTTCACCCAGCTGTTCCCGGGGGCGCCCGCGGTGGACACGGTTCCGACCTGCACCTTGATGTTTTCGCCGGCCACAACTGCGACGGCAGAGCGAGCATAGGCGCCGCCACCGCCCCAGGCCTCGGCGCTGAGCCCGCCGCAGCCTAGAGCCATCGCGCGCATCCAGATCGCCCCGACCGGAACGGCGTGGTTGAAGTTGCCGGCGAGCTTGAAGAACTTGCGCGCGATGAGTGTCGCGCTCGGCGGATAGAGATCGGTGTAGGTGGTCATCGATCAATACCCCGGATTGGTCTTGAAGAACTCGACGCAGACCATGCCGTTACCCGGCACAAGTCCGGAATACGACTCCCCTAGCTCGACGAAGACACTACTTGCGCCGCCTGCGCCCGGGTAGGACGCCGGCTCCCGCGCGCCGCCTTCCGCGGCGCTGCGCCCGATGCCGGGGCCGCCGAAGCCGAGCTGGATCAAGTCAGCGTCATCACCCGCGCTACTGCCGCCGGGTCCGAAGGCCCCGCCATCTGACCCATCGCGCTTGACGTCGCCAACGCAGTTGGCCGCAAGCCCTTTGTTCGGCGCTCCCGTGCCTCGTCCGCGGTCCGCATTCACAATGACGGCCCCACCCACGACTTTGGTGACCTTGCTGTCACCCAAAGCGTCGCCGGCGCCAGACGTGTGGGCGATGTCGCCCACCTGCACATCGTAGTGGTCTCCGGCGGCGCAAGCGGTCAGCGTGCGGGCGAAAGCCGCTCCGCCGCCGAAACGGAAGCCAGTGCCAGCGCCGAAGGCTGTGAACCCGCCGGCTCCCACGGCGCTGACGCGGATGAACGCCGCGCCTGCCGGGGCCACAATGTTCGTCGTGCCCGGATTGGTGAAGAACTGCCGCGAGATGAGATCCCGGTTGGGATAGAGGTCGGAGAAGAGCGTCACGGAGTCACCGCCCAGCCCGTGGTCCCGGCGACCCAGTAGAGCGTGGGCCCGATGTTGTCCTGGTTGAGCACCAGGTTGGCCGCGGCCCCTGCGATGGAGTTGCCGTTTCGGCCGATGGTCGCGTTGTTGACCGAGAAGTTGCCGATGAAGCGCACCCGATCCCCGTAGGCGGGCGCGCCTGGCAGGGTCGCGGTGATCCCCGCGCCCTTGATCTCGTAGGCGTGGCCGCTGACGGCGTTGAAGTTGGCGGTCTTCTGTTCCAGCAGCGCAAATCCGCCGCCCCCGCCGCCTCCGCCGCCGGCCGCGGCGATCAGGTCGTTCACATAGTCGTCGATCAGCGCCGCCATGCTGGGCAGGTCGCCATCGTCCAGGACGTCCACGCCCAGGGTGTCGTAGACGGCCTTGGCGAGCGCCGCGGTCATGAACGCCGATTGGCGCCAGACCTTGTTGAGCTCGGCGCTGGCCGCCTTGCCGGAGGAGAAGCCGCCCGTTCTCGCCGCCAGCGCCGCATACTCGGCCTGCGAGAGCACGTTCGCATCGACGTCAAGGCCGAACGGCAGGAAGTCGTTCTGAGGCATCGGTCACCCTTTAAGGAAGGTCGAAGACGGGCTCATCCACACCCCAGGCGCCGTGATCGAACCCGCCGATGTAGGCGTTGTCGGCGTCGAACCCGAAGACGGGCAGCGGGGGGAAGCTCGTGAAGACGTAGTTGATCCGCACGGTCATGGGCTTCATGGCCAGGTACCCACCCTTGAGGAGGGCGGCCAGGAGCCGGTCGAGCGGTGGCCCGCCCACCAGCACGTCGACCGACATGTCCTGCCGATCCTGGATGTAGATCGGGTTCGCCGGGAAGAGCGGCTCGATCGCCCTCTTCGCGCCCACCACGGTGCCGTCCCAGTGGTTCAGCGCGATGGTGGCCTTCAGGACGCTCCGATAGGCCTCGTCGGGGAGCGCGCTCGACCCGGTCACCGGGTCATACCGACCCAGCCAGTAGCCCTCGTCGAAGCCCACCCCGTCGATGTCGAAGGAGAAGTAGACGCCCTCGAGCGGGATCACGACGAAGCGGGAGATGCCCACCCACTCGCCGACGGCGTCAAGCTGCACCCCCACGGCCGCATCGAGGTCGAAGGCCGCCGGCAGGGCCTGGATCATCGCCTTGAGGTCGACGTGAGGCTGCGTCGTGGCCTCGACGGTCGCCACGAAGCGCGGGCGCGCCGCGTGCTGCGACGTGATCAGGTCGGTGTATTCGCTCACGGGACGATGACCGTCACCAGTCCGGTGGAGCAGCGCGCCAGCTGGTTCCAGGCGATCACGATGTCAGCCTCGGAGGCCGGGTCTCCGGTCTTGAAGATCTTCAGGTTGTCGGCGCCGATCGTGAAGGTCTCCGACCCCTCCCCGCCGTAGAGGTTGGCAGGCATGTAGAGCCGCGAGGTGATCACGTCCTGGCCGATGATCAGGGCGTTGATGTAGTCGGAGACGGCCTGCTTGATCGCCTCGCCGATCACCGTGGTGTAGCCGGCGAGCACCGAGAGGGTGATCTCGACGTGGATGTCCACGAGCGTGGGGCGGCTGAAGCGGATCGGCTGCGGCACGCCGTAGGCGTCGGGGACGTTCTGAAGCGTCGTGCCGTAGGTGTGGCCTCCCTCGGTCTTCCTGAGGATGATGGTCTGGGCGATCACGGCCGCGTCGCCGCCCTCGATGACCACGGCCACCGAATGCTCCGGGATGCCGTTCGCGTCGGGGGCGTCGGTGTCGTTCTCGTAGACGTGGACGTCGGTCACACCGCTGATCGCCGCCAGGGCGCCGTCGAGCCCCTTCAGGGGCGTCACCGATGGCAGGGCGGTCGAGCGGGCCTGGCGGATACGCAGCTGCGCATCCGTCTCGACGGGCTGGCCCTCCACGGCCGGGTCGTCGTTGGTCACGGTCTGCCAGCCGAAGGTGGGCGTCAGGATCTTGGTCAGCGTCCCGGCGTCGGCCGAAATCGCCCCCAGGTCCGCGCACGTGGCGGTCACCACGATTTCGCCGGCGATGGGGATGACGACGACGGCCGGCAGGTTCCAGCGGGTCTCGCCGTTCTCGTCCCCGATCTGGCCGTCGTTGATGACGGTCCCCGTCTGCCCGACGATGCGGACGTCGGCCGTGGAGTTCGTGGCCACCAGCTTGGAGATGCCGTTGATCTTCACCACGCTGGCCAGGCCGGCGCCCTTGGCGGTGCCGGGGCTGAAGGCGTTGTAGACCGCCACCGCCGCGGCGTTGCAGTCGTTGATGGCGGCGGCGAAGATGGCCAGCAGCTGACCGTCCTGGCTGTCGGCCTCGAGGTACACGTCCGACCCGTAGATGGACCGGAACGAGGCCTTCAGGCTCTCCAGAATGTCGGCATAGCTGGGCGCCGAGATGCCCTGGTCGGTGACCTGCGCCGCCAGCGTCGGAAGGGGGTAGGTCGTCACCTAGAGCACCTCCGAGAGCGTGGCCTGGCCGTAGATGGTGTCGATCGTCGCCTCGACGCTCAGCCGACGGCCGTTGAGCACGCTCGAATAGCTGTCGATCTGCGTCACGCCCTCGGTGTCGAGGATGCGTTCCCGGATGGCCGGGTCGTAGGTCGTCTCGGTGTTCTTGCCGAGGATGTCGGTCGCGTAGGGCGTGCCCTCGGTGATGTCGAGGAACCACTCCCCGGTGAGCAGCCGCAGCCGCGTCTTCACCGCCTGGGCCACGGCCTCCGGCGTGTTGATGAGGTAGTCGGACGAGCCGCCCCCGAAAGTCATGTCGCCGTCGGCGTCCAGCTGGCGGTAGCGCATCAGTTCACAATCCCCGTGTTTCCGCCCTGGGGATCGGTGTGCGTGTGGGTCTTGCCGATCTCCTTGCCGGCGTGCTGCACCGACCCGCCGTTGAAGGTGGCGTTGCCATCGACCAGAACCGTGCTCTTGGCGTGGACAGGGCCGTCGAGGACGATCCCGCCCGGCGCCTTCACCGTCACGATCTGCCCCACTGGGTCGAGCTCCACATAGGTGGTCCCGTCCTTGCTGCGCAGCTGCGCCGTCGTGGTGGAGACGTTCTGCAGCGCCTTCGGCAGCGCCCGCGGGCCCACGAACGCGAACCCGTCGGAGAGGTCATGCATCCGGAACTCGGCCGGGGGCTGGATAGAGCCGCTCTGCCACCACGCGTCGATGCACCGGGACGCGAACACGATCAGGCAGTCGTCGCCCGTGGCGATCGGGAAGGTGAGCACCGCCTCGCCCCCGGATTGCCAGACCACGGGACAGTCCAGCAGCACCGGCATGCTCACGAACCGGGTCGCGCCGTCGGGGCCGCGGTACTGGGCCTCGATGGTCGGCTTGGCCTCGATGGTCTGGCGCTCGGCGTCGTAGCTCACCACCAGCGCCGGGAGCGCAGTCCAGATGGCCGCCTGGCGGCCGTCGAGGAAGGCGCGGAACGCCTCCTCCCGGTCGTTGGCGCGTTCGCGCTGGTCCATCAGCCGTACCCCTTGCCGACGAGCCCCGGCGTCACGCCGTCGTCGAGCGCGATGCAGGTGAGGTCGGAGTAGAAATCGTTGCCCCGGGTGTCGCCCGTGTGCTCGGCCACGATGACCCGGTAGATGCCGTCGTCGGCGACGCGCGGCAGGAGGGCGTTCTGCACCTGGCCCTGGAGGCTGACCGCCATCTGGGCCCGGTTGATGCTCGCGTTGTCGATCTGGACCGCCCGGCCCATCTTGAAGTCCGGCCGTAGGAGGTGGCGCACCCGGATGCCGTCCTGCGTCTGCTCGGGAATCCCGATCATGCCGGTCGCCGCGGTGATCACGATGGCGGGCCCAGGGATCACGCCAGTCAGCGGGATGAGCGTCACCTCGCCGTTCTGGATCGATGGCTTGGTGTCCGTAGCCACGCCGAGGTCGCGCAGGTGGTCGCGGGCCATGCCGAACATCACCTTGCCGCGCGGTAGCTGCGCGCCGGGGAGCTCGGGCGCGAAGCCCGGGGTGGTCCCGTGCTTGCTCATCGCCCCGTTGATCACGTCCAGGCGATCCTTGGGCGTCGACCCGGCGGCCAGCGACTTGTTGAGGATGGCGAAGTTGTAGGCCTGGTCGCCATCGGCGGCGACGATGGTCAGGTAGGTGTCGGTGGCGTTCTCGCGCCCCTTGAACGCCTGGATGATGGACCCGTCGAAGATCGTGCCGAAGGGCCCGTCCCGGTACCCCGCCTCCAGCACCACGCGGGTGAACTCCTTCACCCGATCGGCCGTCCGGTCCGCGATGTTGTAGATGCGGATCCTGGCGTTGTTGGGGCTCTGGAGGTCCCACTGCTTCACGTCGAAGGTGATGCGCAGTTCCGAAAGGTCCAGGCCCTCGCCGCTGTCGTCGCCGACCAGCAGGCGGACCTTGCGCAGGTAGAGCTTGCTCATCGGGTGACGAAGTAGAGGTGGCTGCGCTCGCCCAGGTTTTCGAAGGTCGGCAGGGCGTCAGTGTCGTGGTCGGTCTGGACCACCAGCCAGCCCGTGAAGCCCAGGTACGCGTACTGCTCCAGCAGGTCGGCCCCGGTGACCAGGGGCACGCCGCTCAGGATCGGCTGGCCCGCGGTGTCGGCGAAGTCCAGGAACCAGCCCCCGCCGTCCGCCTCGCGCCACATCAAGGTGAGCTTGTAGGCCACGCCGCCCAGGGTGATGTCGAAGGTCTGGGCCTGGGGGCTGAGCGGCACTTCGAAGGTCGCCATCTCAGCCTCCCGCCTCGGCCTGCGCCTTCAGCTTCTTGAGGTCCGACAGCGCCGAGAGCGCGCTCTGGTTGGCCGTCGGCGCCGGCGCGAGCTGCTTCGCCCCGGTGGACTGCGGTGGCGCGGTCTTCTGCGGCTCCGCTTGGTTCTCCTTCGGCGGCAAGGTGGTCGACTGGGTCTCCACCATGATGATCTCGCGGAAGGTCGCGGTCACGACGAGCACGTTCTCGGTCGTGCGATCGGTCGTCATCGCCAGCGACCGCATCAGCATGTTCTTGTACTTGCGCTTGCCGGTGACGACCTCGATGGGCTGGCGATCGGCCTGGAGCTTCAGCAGCTTGTCGTAGGTCTCCCGGGCATAGTCGTTGCCCAGCAGGCCGCCGAACCCGCCGCCGGACAGGATCGACTTCGCTGCGCCGATCAGCCCCGACAGGCTGGATTGCGACCAGCCGGCGCGGATCACCACCACGGCGGGCTCCTTGATCGCGTGGTCGGTGATCTGGGCGCCCTGCTCCACCGGGTGAGCGGTGATCGTCAGGTCGTCGGTGTGGGCCTCCTCGAAGGCCACATAGGCGGTGAACTCCCCGATCTTCCGCTTCGGGCGGAAGGTCACCAGGTCCAGCGAAAACGCCATCAGGCCCTCCGGATCAGCGCAGGGCGCCCTTGGCGTTGCGGACCAGGTCGCCGTTCACGCGCACCTGTTCGCCAGCCACGGCCCGCGCGGTGCCGGCGGGGTCCGCCGAGCCGTTCACGTGGATGTCGGTCTTCTGGCTGACGCTGACGGAGGCGCCCGCCGGCGAGGTGGCCAGCACCGGCCGCTTCATCTGCGCCGAGAGGTACTGGGCGCCGCGGGCGAGGTCGCCCACGGTCTCGGCCCCCTGAGCCGGCCGCATGAACTGCCGGACGTAGGCGTCGAGAGCCCCGGAAGCCGTGGTCTGCCGCAGGACGGCCGCCCCGCCGGCGTCGCCCCCGTTCAGTTCCCAGGCCATGAACTCCAGCTGTTGCTGGAGCGTCGGGCGCTGCCCATAGCGGCGGAACAGCTCGGCGCGACGAGAGCCTAGCCATTGACCAATTCCATAGGCTCGGCTGATCTTGCCGTTCTTGCCGACATTCGGGCCGAGGGCGTTGGCGTCGAAGCGGCTCTCCGCCCAGATGCCAGCTGCGATGCCCTGGGCCTGCTGAGCACTCAAGCCTTTGGCCCGGAAGAAGGCCTCGACCTGGCCCGCAAGGCTCACCGCGTTGGGCGGCGCGGCGCCGGCCGCGGGAGAGCCGGCCGCGGCCGCGGGCGCGTTCGGCCTGCCGGGCGCATCGCGCTTGCCGGTGAACTTGTCCCAGACGGCCTTCAGGTCCTCGAAATACTGGACCGTGCCCTTCTTCGCCTCCGCCCAGGCGCCAGCCCAATCGCCGCGCAGCAGCGCCGTGATGATCCGGATGAGGTTGGTGATCAGGTGCAGGGTCCCGGCGATGCCCTCCAGCGCCGCACGGGCGATGTTGGAGATGTAGGGGCCCAGGAACTTGGCCGCCGCAGCGCCATATTCGCCGAGCAAGGCCACCAGGCCCTTGATCGCCTCCCAGAGCGGCTTCAGCGCGGCCAGCACGTGATCGATCTCGGCCGACCACGCGGACCAGTCGATCAGGCTCTTGCCGCCCTCGCGCCAGGTCTGGAAATCGTCGATCAGGGCGACGATGGCTGCGCCAATGGCGAGGACGCCGACCACCACAGGATCCAGCACCAGCAGGACCGCCGCGAGGATGCCGGCCAGGACCAATAGCGTGGTGGACCAGCCGCCGGTCGCCCGATCCGCGTCGCCCAGCCACTGGGTCACGCGACCTGCCAACCGCGCGAGCGCTTCGAAGACGGTCGACAGGGTCCCGGCGACCCGCGCGAGCCCCTCGCTGTTCTGCGCCGCCAGGATCAGCTTCTCGGAGAGCAGCGTCAGCCAGGTGAGGAGCATGCGCACCTGCACCATGAAGTCGTGGCTCGCCTTGGCGGCGGCCTGTTGGTCCACCCCGACCCGGGCGGCCATGTCATGGTACTGGTCCGAGAACTCGCCGGTGTTCCGGATCATGGCCTGCAGCGTGATCTCGTCGATCCCCAGCACGCCGGCGCGCACCTTGGCCATGTAGTAGGGCATGTTGCGGAAGCGGGCGCCGAGGTCGCGCATCAACTCGGCCGTGTCGCGCAGGTCGCCGTTGGCGTCCCGCGTCTCCACGCCCAGGCTGCGGATGAAGTTCTCGCCGCCAGGGTTGGAGCGGATCAGGGAGGCGATCCCCTCCATCGCCGCCCGCGCGCCCTTCGCGTCGCCCCCGAACTGGCTGATCTCGTAGTCGACCGCGCGGATGTTCTCGACCGAGGAGTGCAGCCGCTGGGACGCGTAGTAGAGGTCTTCGAACTGCTTGGAGACCTTGACGACCGCGGCCTCCACCGCCACCGCCATGGACCCTGCCGCCGCGCCGGCCTTGATCGCCACCTTCGTGGCGGCGTCGATCCCGCCCACGAACTTCTTGAGGCCGCCCTGGTCGACCTTGAAGCCGAGGCCGACCAGGAACTCCTTGATGATGTCGGAGCTCATCGGTTGCTCATGGCCTCCCTGATCCGGCGTTCGTTCTCGTCGGCCACGTCAAGCGCGTCGTTGAGGGTGGAGATCACCTCCAGGTCGATCGCGCCTGGGGTCAGGATGCTTTCGGCGGAGCAGAGCCCCCGGACAACGGGACGCCACAGCCAGTCTTCCTCGTCCGGCATATGGACGAGATCTACGCCTGCGGGGAGGCTTCCCCCGTGGCTGAAGTCTGGCCGAGGCCGCCGAAAAAACCGCCCAGGTTCTCCTGGA